GCGGCGGCGCCGGCGGTGCTGGACCAGGTGGCGGCGGCGCAGGTGGAGGCGTGGGAATATACGGTGAAGGCCCGAGCGGCACTGGAGGTGCGCCTTCCGGTTCAGCAACAACTGCAGGACAGCGAGGCAATCCTGGATCAAATGGCGTTGGTAACTTATATGGTGGTGGCGCCGGAGGTCCGGGTAGTCCTGCACTTTGGCAACCAGGCGGCGGCGCCGTCAGAATTATTTGGCCAGGCAATTTACGTGTGTTCCCGTCAACTAGAACATCCAACGAATAATAAATTGTTAAATATAGAGTTAATAATATTCAAATATGCCCGTTAATTTTCCAATCACTCCGACACTAAACCAGACCTATACTTTTGGCAATAGGACTTGGCAGTATAACGGAAAAGCATGGGTTGTTGTGGGCAATACTCAAGGTTATACAGGTAGTTCTGGAATTTTTGCTGCATTAGGCTATACCGGATCATTTGGTTATACCGGATCATTTGGTTATACCGGATCATTTGGAATTACTGGATTTGTAGGAAGTTCTGGAGCATTTGCTGCATTAGGTTACACCGGCAGCGTTCCTGGATATACAGGCAGTAGGAGCTATGTCGGCAGTAAAGGATTTACTGGTAGTCAAGGATATTCCGGTAGTAGAGCATTTACTGGTAGTCAAGGATATTCCGGTAGTTTTGGTTATACTGGTTCATTTGGTTACAGCGGTAGTTTCGGTTATAATGGTAGTGCAGGTGAAAGAGGTGGATTGAGATATTATTACGATAACTCAACAACCGGCGGCGGTATTTCTGGTAATGGTAGTTTAAGATTTAACAGCGCCACTATTGGTGTAGTTAATCAAATTCATATTAATGATATTACATCTAATGGCACAAATATACAGTCATTTATTGCAACCTTTGACGACAGCACCAGTCCAATAAAGGGATATCTACATGTAAAATGTGTCAGCTCGTTACTTGTAGCAGAATCTATATGGCAAGTAAGTGCAATAACAGACGTTACTACCTATTATACATTGACAGTAACGTACATTGCAGGAACATTTCCAGCTGGTGGTGAAGCACTTGCTGTTGAATATATTAGGAACGGCGAACGAGGATATACAGGTAGCCAAGGTGTAATAGGTTACAGTGGTAGTTTTGGTTATACTGGTAGTACAGGAGAAAGAGGAGGTTTAAGATATTATTACGATGCCTCGTCAAATGCTGGTGGCATTACTTCTAATGGTAGTCTGAGATTTAACAGCAACACTGTCGGTGTAATTAATCAAATTTTTATTAATGAGATTACATCTAACGGCACAAATATACAAACATTTATTGCCACTTGGGATGACAGTACCAGTCCTATAAAAGGTTACCTGCATATAAAATGTGTTAATTCGTTACTCTCACAAGAATCTATATGGCAAGTAAGTGCAATAACAGACGTTACTACCTATTACACATTGACAGTAACGTACATAGCAGGAACAATCCCGCTTGGTCTGCCAAACGAAGCTCTTGCAATTGAATTTTACAGAACGGGTGAGAGAGGATATACAGGTAGCCAAGGTGTAATAGGTTACAGTGGTAGTTTTGGTTATACTGGTAGTACAGGAGAAAGAGGAGGTTTAAGATACACCTATGATCAAACTACAACAGCCGGTGTTGGTACAAACGGTAGTTTAAGATTTAACAGTACTAATATAGTTTCTGTTACTCAGGCATATATTAATGTTGCCGATTCAAACGGCTCAAGTCTTGCTGGATTTATCAGTACATGGGGCGACAGTACTAATGCTCCTATAAAAGGTCATCTTTATGTAAGACCTGTGAGTTCTATAAACGCTGCCAATGCTGTTTTTCAAATAACGGCCATTACAAATAATACAACTTTTTACACATTAACTTTAACTTCTACAACAGGTAGTAGTTTACCTGCAGCCAACGGCGAAGCAATGGCTTTATTCTTTGTGCGGGCAGGAGATGCAGGATATTGGGGCAGTAGAGGTTATGTAGGTAGCTTTGGTTATAGTGGCAGTTTTGGCTATAGTGGCAGTTTTGGCTATAGTGGCAGCACTGGATTTGTTGGTAGTATGGGAACAACCAGTACAACCACCGACGCTACTACTACTAACAGTGGTGCAACAGGTACTACAGCGTTTAACTTTGCTCTTGGTGGAGTGTTTTATCTAACTGCCCCTGCAGCTAATTTTACAGCAAACTTTAATAACGTGCCCACAACAAATGGATTCTCAAACGTAGTTGTATTATATATTGCTCAAGGAGCCACTCCCTTTATTCCTAGTGCTGTTCAAATAAATGGTGTTGCTGCCACTGTAAAATGGGCACAAGGTACAACAGTTGTAGGAGTTGCTAACCAGGTAGATATGGTTTCTTTTTCGTTAGTGAGACTGTCAGGTGCCTGGACCGTGTTTGGTCAATTCACTACCTACCTCTAATAAATAGGGTTATTATGCCAAGAGCAGCTTCGTCAGCAGGATTTGACTACTATTTACAATCATTTACAATGCCAGAACCGGAATACTACGGTTCTGTCATGTTATTTTATCAGGCCACAGCTCCTCTGGGTTGGACACAAGATACCACAGAAGATAATATAGGCTTAAGAATAGTGACAGGAACTACAGGAGGAACTGTATCGGGTACCCGACCATTTACAACAGTTTATCCCGCGAGTCCGATTACTAGTGTTTCGACTACCACATCGGCTCTCAGCCCAGCCACTTCTAATCCAGCTACTATAACTGAAAGTACAATGGCCATACATACGCATAGTCCCAATGTAACAGCCAACACGCCCGGAGGTAATCAAACTATTTGGGGTCCGACAATTTCAGGCGGCAGCAGCTTCTTAGCCCATGGTTTTTCCTGGACAGGAGTTTCTGGTGGAGTTACCTTAAATCCTCAACCTGCCTCGTATACTGGTGGTGGCCACAATCACGGCTGGGCCGGCGCGGCCGGAGGAGGAACATTTACTGCAACAACTCCTACTGGATTTTCAATCAAGTACATGAATTTTATAAGAGCGAGTAAAAACAGTTAAAATGGCTATTCCATCTATTCCATCCGGCAGTATTAGTATCTTTGTTCAACCTACAGCACCTGTTGGCTGGACAAAATTGACTACAATCAACGATGCTGCGTTGAGAATAGTCAGTGGTACAGTAAGTAACGGAGGAGTCTCTAACTTTAGCACAGTTTTTACAGATAAATCTCTTACAAGTCCAACTTCTGGAACTAGCACAATTCCTTTTTCGGGAGCTATGTCCCCTACCACGCTGTCTTCGTTTAGCATGGCAAGTCATCGTCATCTTAGTTGGGGGTTATCTGCTTCAGGCGGAAATAACCCTAGAACTCAATTTAGCTCACCCGGCTCTGGCAGATCTTCACTTGCATTGTTTTTGGGACCGGGCAGTGTGAGCGCAGGACCAGCCGGTGGTGGCGGCAGTCACACTCATACACTTTCTGTCTCTGGGGGAGTTAATCTGTCTCCTACTGTTCTTCAATTGTCGCTGAGATATGTTGACGCAATAGTGGCTCAAAGGAACTAATTATGGGAACACAAACATTTCCTTCTGGTACTGTAACTGCATTTAGACAAACTACTGCACCCGCCGGATGGATTAAACTTACAGCCCTTAATGATTTTGCCCTTAGAATTGTTAGTGGTACAGGTGGCAGTACATCAGTAGGTGGCAGTAACTTTTCAGCTATGCATCCGGCTTCCAGTGATCAAATTTGGTCTGTACCTTCTCCGGGATATTCACCGTCAACTTCTGCTGGCGCAGTAGCAGATCTTCCTAACCATGCACATTCAAAAAACTTAGGTTCTCCTAATAGTGGTCTTAACTTTACAACTTTAGGTAATACCATTAACGTGCCATCACGCGGTTTCTTTTCTGCACCAGCTGATGCTGGCCTTCCTGATGGTGGAAGCTCACCTGCCGGATCAAGCGGCGAACATACTCATGCAGTTGGAGTTGTAATAAACGGATCAGTAGTATTAGCTAATTGGGGACTCAAATACTTAGACGTAATAGTTGCCTATAAGGTTTAATTTTTTTCCTCTGTATACTTTACGACTATAAATATTTTTATAATATAGGAGTTTAATATGGAGTTAAAAAGAGAAAATTGGTGTCCTCTTATCAAAAAAGAATGCGTTGGACTCAAGTGTGCATGGTTTATAAAAATAGAAGGCTATGATACGAACACAGGAAAACGAGTAGACGAATGGAATTGTTCAATGGCATTCTTACCCATGTTATTAATTGAAAATTCTGGGCAGCAGAGACAAACAGGTGCCGCAGTAGAAAGTTTTAGAAATGAAATGGTAAAAAACAATGAAAGTAATATCCAGGTATTGGCAGCAGCAATTGGTGCAGGTTTGCCAGTGAACAACAGTATTCCTGTGATCAATATACATAAAGGTATCAACAATTAAAATGATCGACACTAATAGAATTACTATTGTTGTAGAGGATTGTACGGTAGTTACTGATATCTGTAGTTATCAAGGCCTTGATTTTTCAAATTGTGGCATTCCCGACGATGTTCATGCATTGCAATGGGTACTTGGCACCGGAGAGATTGAATATCGTGTTATAGATAATCACAAAAAAATGAACGAAGAAATCTCAGTGTTGCCTGCATGGGCGGTAAAATGTTTAGTAGAATGGCAGATGGCATACGATGCAAACCCGCCACCTTTATATCATGTAACAATGTAAACTAATTAAAATGAATAAACTTATAGAAAACTCAAATTATATATACATAAAAAATTTTATAAGCTCTGAAAGATCTTATGAATTAGCAAAAGAATTTATTAGATTTACTAAAGAAAATAATATCAATAATGATACTCAAGTACAAAATTCACAAGCACATTATAATCATATTGATTTTTTAGAATTATTATGTGAAAAAACTCCTGAAGTAAGTAAGTTTTTAGGTGAAACTGTTTTACCAACATACTCGTATGCACGAGTCTATAAAAATGGAGCAACTTTAGAAAAACATACAGATAGACATGCCTGCGAAATTAGTCTTACTATTAACTTATCTGGAGATGAAAGTTGGCCTATATGGATTAAAACTCCCGATGGTAAGGAAGTTTCTTTAGATTTAGAATCTGGAGATGCTATGCTTTATCTCGGATATCAAGCAGAACACTGGCGAAAACAATATCAAGGTAAAGAATATGTTCAGGTATTTTTACATTATGTAAAAAGTAGAGGAGAAAATAGTTGGGCAGTTTTTGATAAATTACAAAAACCTCCCACTGACACATTAAAGAAACTGCCCAGTATAACTAACAACAAAATTACAGAATCTAAAATAATTATTAATCAACAGGATGATAAGCACATTGATGTTCTAAAAGAGTATATATGTATTTTTGATAATATTGTATCTGATGAATTATGCGATCAAATTTTAACAGAATACCATGATCAGTGTGGAGATTGGTCAAGCTCATCAGTAGGTGGCGGCACGATTGACCGATCTATTAGAAATGCAGATGTAATAGGAATCTCACATAATGTGATTATGCAAAAAAATTCAAATGTTAGACAATTAATAGACAAAAACTTGTGGGAGTGTGCAGCCAAATCAATTTCTCTATACAATGAAAAATATCCAACGGCATCTATAGTTGAGGACAGCGGATATGATCTTTTAAGATATAATACGGGATATTTTTATAAAGAGCATACAGATAGCTTCAAACAACAGCCCCGAGCAGTTTCTTGTTCTTTTGCTCTAAATAATGATTTTGAAGGAGGCGAATTTTCATTTTTTGGTAGAAAATTAAAAATTTCGTTGAAAAAGGGGTCTGTAATAATGTTCCCTAGTAATTTTATGTACCCGCACGAGATATTAGAAGTTACAAAAGGAACTAGATATTCAATAGTAACATGGTTTGTGTAATATAGAATAACGAATAAATATCCATAACAGGAAACATTTACATGAGAGCTGCTGACATTATTAGAGATTTATTGGATATTATAGAACGTATCGATGGGGAAGAATCTCCTGCGGCCCTAGAACAACAGCCTGCCAGTGCAACTGCCGCAGTTACTACTGGAGTAGATCAAAATAGATTTAGGCAAATTCTAGATTTGTTAACTGTACAGCCTAAATTATACGATAATAGCCCTGCAGAAGTAGTTGCAAGTTTAGACAGTGTTACAATACACGCAGGCGGCGGACTAAATGGTCCAAAGAATCCTGCTGATATTAGGGCAGATAGTGTTGCTATGTATCCGACTATGCAAAATCCGGCGGAGTAAACATGGCTATCCTAGTTCAAAGTTTTCTCAACAGTGCTACTAAGCTGTCTACTACAGCAACTACAGCAACTACTGTTGTTCAATTAAAAACATTGGTAAATGCCATAGAAGGTGTTAATACATCTACTATGCAGTTTTACATAGTAAATCCTTCCACAACAGCTACCGCATTGATCAGCGGTACATTAGGGTCATATGGTATTACGACTTCTACTACAATTTACAGTTCTAACACTATATCAACTGCTACTAGCAAAGTAGACAGGCAGTTAGCCAAGTTAGAGCTTGCACAGTTACGCAGACAAGCGGGCGGGGATACTAGTTCTACTTTTTACAGAATTCGCAACGTCTATGACATAGATTTACTGGCGGACAAATACACCAGTAATACCAGCACTATAGGAACTACCAGCACATTATCTATCGGTCGCCCGTGGCCACCAGTTCTTGGTATGGATGATCCTGCCAATATCGCAGAGCCCGAAGCCACTGCTTGGGTGCTGATGGATGGCCCGTATGGTGATGAGTACGGTTTCTACGCCGGCCAAAGTTGGCGCAAGTTAGCTCCGATTGGATACTCCCCGTGGTCGGCATCTCCGCCATATCCGGCTGACACTTATACTTACGGTAGTGAAACTGTACGCTTTGATGGTACAGTGTGGGTTTATGAAAACTTAACAGGCGTAATTGCCACCGGCGGTGGCCTGGGTCAATATCCTTGGCAAGCCACTTGGACTGGTTCATATACAGCCGCTAAAGTAACCAGCACATACGTAAAGACAACTAACTACCCAACGGTACCTTAAGATATTCTTGGCAAGAACACGGATAAGTACATATATGAAAAAACTATTATTAACCCTATTAATTGCTGCCGCAGCCCTGCCTGCCCTAGCACAAAAAACACCCAAGGGTGTAACCTATGACGCCCAGATTCTGCGTATCACTGATGGTGACACAGTTGTTATTGCAGCCCCATTCCTACCACCACCGATCAAGCCAGAATTAGCTATTCGTGTGTTCGGTGTAGACACTCCAGAAAAAGGCCACCGTGCTCAATGCCCTAGTGAAGCACAACGTGGCGAAGCAGCCTCTGCTTTTACCAAAAATGCCATTGCACAGGCAGCGGCTCAAGGCGGCAAGTTCCAAGTCACAATGTATGGCTGGGACAAGTTTGGCGGCCGTGTACTAGGTGATATTTTAATCAATGGTCAGAGCCTACGTGCTGGCCTAATTGCCAACGGTTTTGCCCGTGAATACTACGGCGAAGCCAAACAAAGCTGGTGTAACTAACTCATTTTTACCCAAAATCAAAGGAGTCATTGACTCCTTTTTTTGTCTGTGTTATTATATACGTACTTAAATATATTATATGAAAACACTCAACATTGCAATAATTGATGTCATTGGTCTACCCTACGATGGCACAACGTTATGGAAAAAAGGAATCGGCGGAAGTGAAAGCAGCATCATCAGTGTTGCAAGAGAACTCAGCAAGCTGGGATTCAAAGTTACAATTTTCAACGACAACAACAAAGAAGGTGCTAGCGAAGGATTCTATGACGGTGTTGAATATTGTGAAATTCGCAGACTGAGAGAACGAGAATTTAACTTCGATGTTGTTATCAGTCAACGCACTGTTGTTCCCTTTACTCCCGCACATCTTTACGAACAGGTTAATCAACCACCTCCGCGCAATCATGATATCAGTACTTGGAGGCAAGTACAACGTCCTGGCCAATTAAAAGTACTGTGGTTACAAGATACGTTCTGCTGGGGCGATCATATTCTTGAAGAATTAGTGGTCAACGGCTACATTGACGAACTGTTTACACTAAGTGACTGGCACACTGCCTACACAACGCACAGTATTCACGGACCCCGTCGTAACGTCGAAGTATTAAAGAATAAAATATTTCAAACACGAAATGCCATGAATCGCTGGATTGAATGGGTTGACATTAAAAAGAAAGATCCCAATCTGTTTGTGTTTAATGCAAGTGTGACCAAGGGCATGGTACCATTACTCGAAAATATTTGGCCCAGATTAAAACAACAACTACCACAGGCAAAATTAAAAATCATCGGCGGGTACTATCAGTTCCCTAACGAGCCATTAAATGAAGCAGGGCAAACTGTTATGCGTCTACAAAAGATGTACGAAGGTGATGCCAGCGTAGAGTTTACTGGTATTATTCCGCAACCGCAAATTGCTGAAATCATTGCCAATGCCAGCTACACTATCTATCCAGGTGCATTCCCTGAAACTAGTGGTATTGCTACTTTAGAAAGTATCAACTATAACACCCCTGTGTTAGGTACAAGATTTGGCGCAATGGAAGAAACTGCAACTGAAGATGCCAGTTACTTTATTGACTATGCAGTCGTACCCAACGGACTGTTTCCCAACATCAATGCTCCAGAGCAATTTGATAAGTTTGTAGACATGGTACTACGTGCAGTACACAATCCATATCTACATCAACAAAAACAATACGCCTGTAATGCCGTTAAGGATGTCAGCACATGGGATACTGTTGCTGTACAGTGGAAGCAACACTTCTATCACAAACTAGGACTCACTTTAAGTAAAGAAGAACAGGATCGAGTAGACTGGATCAACTATCGCGTACACAAAGTATTTGGTCGTCGACTAATGAACGAAGAAGAAAACATTGTTCCTCAAATTACTGTACCTGTTTATAAAGACAAGAATACAGTAAGATTGGCCATTGTTGATATTCCCGGAATGAGTTACGATGGTAGCACATTGGACAGGCGAGGTCTTGGCGGCAGCGAAAGCGCAGTTATCTTAGTGGCAAAAGAACTAGCAGCTATCGGATTTGATGTAACAGTGTTCAACGGTTGCAACGAAGATGACAGCACACCTGGCACATATGATAATGTAATATATAGACCTATCTCGGACATTGAATTTGATTCATGCGAGTTTGATGTTGTAGTAAGCAGTCGTACTATGATGCCATTTGTAACAGAACCGTTCTATGGATTAGAAATTAGAACTGCAAGACGATATCCGTACGAGATGTTTAAGAAGTTACGTAGCAATGCCAAAATGAAAGTATTCTGGATGCATGATACTTTTAGTTGGGGTGATGAAGTATTAGAAGATCTAATCACTACCGGAGCAGTTGACGAAGTATGGTGTCTAAGTGATTTCCATTCTATGTATGTTATGAACTGCAATCATGGCAGACCTCGTAACTACGAAGTGTTGCGTAAACACATGTGGATAACCCGCAACGGTATTCGTAAATATTTTGACGATGTTGACTTAGACAAGAAAGATCCTAATCTGTTCTTCTTCAATGCCAACATGAGCAAAGGTCTAAGTCCGTTGCTACATACAATTTGGCCCCGTGTAAAACAGATCAACCCTAATGCTAAATTAAAAGTAATCGGTGGTTACTACAAGCTAGGCGATGCGTTTGGCGAAGAAGGCGACCAAGAAAAACGCTTTAGAGATCTAGTAGGTAATGCCATTAACGATCCTAGTGTGCAGTTCACTGGAGTTATTAGTCAACAGGCAGTTGCAGAAGTTGCTAAAGAAGCTAGTTATTTCCTATACCCTGCAGAGCTACCCGAAACATATGGTATCAGTGCATTAGAAAGTTTGTATGCTAACACTCCGTTGATTACTTGCCGCTTTGGTGCGTTGGAAGAAACAGCTACTAAACACAGCTGGATGATTGACTACGCTATTGTACCTAACGGACTATATCCACATATTGATCCTGCTAAACAAGCAGATCGTTTCACAAAGATGGTTAAGGAAGCAATTAGTGATCCTAAAGAACTACGTAAGCGCCAATTAGCCTTAAACGAGATTAAGGAATTAGCAGGTTGGGATGTAACTGCATTACAATGGAAACATCATATTTTCTCTAAGCTAGGATTAAATCTGCAAAGAGGAGAATACCAACGTTCTAATTACTATGCAGCCAAATACAATAAGATTTTTGGTCGTATGTCTACTGGACAAGAACTTTGGGTATGTCCTAAGATTAGCCAGGAACAGCGAATTATAATTATAAGTCCATTCTGGAATGCAGAAAACTACATTGCTAAATGTATCGAAAGTGTAGCTGTGCAAGATTATGACAACTATCTGCATTTCCTAGTCGACGACTGTTCCACTGACGATTCCTATGCAAAAGCAGAAGCTGCTATCAAAGCATTGCCCGAGTCTCTGCAGAAAAAATTTAGATTAGGTAAAACTAGTCAACGTACCGGCAGTGCGGTGGCAAATCAAATTAGTACTATCAATGGATTAACTCTAGATGATAACGATATTGTTATGTTCCTCGACGGCGACGATAGCCTCAAGAATAGAAATGATATTTTTACCTACTATAATGAACTGCATCAAGATGCTGATTTTATCTACGGCTCCAGTTGGAGTATGGCTGACAACATTCCGTTAATTAGTCAACCTTATCCGCCTGAAGTTAAAGAGTCGGGTAAATTCAGAGATTACCGATTTAATTGGAACATGCCTTACACACATCTTCGCACCTACAAGGCTAAGTTGTTTAAGGGATTAGATGTTTCGTTATTCAAAGATGAAAATGGTGAATGGTTCAAAGCAGGCGGAGATAATTCTACATTCTATTATCCATTGGAACAATGTGATCCTAACAGAATCTTTGTCAACTCAGATGTTGTATATAACTACAATGACAAAAATCCGTTGAATGATTACAAAATTAACGGTACAGAACAAAATGTAACCGCAGGAAAAATACTTGAGAAAAATATGAAAACAATTGAAAACATCCCAGAAAGAAAAATAGAAGCTCCTAGTAAGATTCAACTAAGTGTAATGACAACACCTCCGCCTAATGCTCCAAAGAAAAAGATCTTAATTGCTATTCCTGCAAAGAACTTAATCGAAGCTGAAACATTTAAGAGCATCTACGATTTAGAAGTGCCCGAAGGTTACGAAACAATATTTCAATATTTCTATGGATATCAAGTTGAGCAGGTACGAAATTTGATTGCAGACTGGATTGTAAAAGGTCCATATGATTATCTGTTTGCAGTTGATGCAGATATTAGCTTCCCACCGGACACACTAAAGAAAATGTTGGCACATAACAAAGACATGGTCACCGGCTTATACATCCAACGTATTCCAGGTAAGCATTGTGTAGAAGTAATGCGAGCAAACCAATTTGGTGGAGTAACACATGTTCCGTATGAACAGTTGAAGGGCAAGGGGCTAGTGCAGGTCGACAGTGCAGGGTTCGGATGCTGCCTAATCAAGAAGGAGGTGTTTACTGCTATCGAATATCCACACTTTGTATATAAGAGCGCATTAGATCATGCACACACTATTAGTGAAGATGTTTACTTCTTCCTAAAAGCCAAGGCAAAGAATAAAGAAATTTGGGCCGATACTAGCATCCTATGTGGACATCACGGAGCATGGACTTTCAAAGTAGAATAATATGTCACAACAAATTTATCTATCTCCAAGGGATACACAGGAATGGCCGTGGCATATTCGGCCTGAAGTAATTCAAGCTGTAACTGATCTCAAAGCCTCTAGAGAAAATTTTACTCTCATTGACATTGGTGCAAGCCATAACCCGTTTAATCGAGAATTTCTAACGCATACGTTTGACATTATGCCAGTTGAAATGGAAGGTGTACACGGGTTTATTGGCAACATGAATAGATACGAAGATTGGCAACCTATTCTAGATTATGTTGCAGAGCACGGTAAATTTACATTTGTTAATTGCACACATACTTTAGAAGATTTGGCAAATCCTATGCTTGTACTAGAAATGCTGCCAAAAATTGCAGAGCAGGGATTTATCGCCGTACCTAGCAAGTATAACGAATTACAACGTCGTGAGGGACAGTTTAGAGGTACTATGCATCATAGATGGATTTTCGATAGTGAAAATTCTTTGTTAGTTGCATATCCTAAAATACCCATTATAGATCATATGACGTTCTACCCGCATGAGTTAGTTGTAGAAGAACGTGCAGAAATGGAATTACGAATGTTATGGATTACTGATATAGCATTCACTGTTGCTAACAACGATTATCTAGGACCTACAGCAGAAGCTATATGTGACATCTACAGAAGATTGCTTCCCTAATATAAGATAAATATTAGATTAAAGGAATCACTATGAGTATTAATATTTCTTGGAAAGCAGATAAAATCGAATGTCTTCCTGGTCACTACGGGATTGAGAAATTTATTAGCAAAGTTTGGTATAGCGTAAACGGTGCTCTAACGGTAGGAGATGTAACGCATACTGGTACTACTGAAGGATTTGCTAATATTTGGCCATCTGGAACTGAATTTAGTCAGTTTGAAGAACTTACAGAAGAGCAGGTTATTAGCTGGGTATGGGCCAACGGTGTTGATCGCGCAATGGCCGAAGCAGAAGTCACTAGACAAATTGATCTAAAAGTAAATCCTCCGGTAATCACTATTGATTCACCGTGGGCATAAAGAACACCTACCTTAGGTTCCGTCGATGTAACGGTAGGGCCTCGGCCCAGGCGTCCGGATGAATAAGACTGCACCCCGTCAGTGTGCGCTGGAGAAAGTAACCAGCACTAAATACTGCATATGAAGGTATTAGAACTCTTAACAGAATCCGCTAACAAAAAATTTAATCTAATTGATATGTTAGAGGATTTTCTACCTTTGGCTAAAGAAGAATTAACCTTAGATCAACTTCCTAAAATTAAATTAGTAGGCACAGTTACAGATGATGAACAGCCTACGTTTGGCCGTTACAATAGCGAAGAACAAGATATTACTTTAGCAATATTAAACAGACATCCTATTGATATTTTAAGAACCCTTGCCCACGAGCTAGTCCATTATAGACAGGACATAAACGACGAATTAGGACCGCATAGCGGAGAGACAGGCAGTCCGCAAGAAAATCAAGCACATGAACTAGCTGGCGTAATAATGAGACATTTTAACAAAGCTAATCCCCAGTATCTATTCATCGACCGCGTAGAATTACCGTTGTCAAAATAAAAGGGCCTAGTAAGGCCCTTTTAAGTGTGCTATGCACCTAATATATTATTATTATTTCTTAGTAGATGATTTACTAATATTGTTAACACCTTGATTAACGAAACTATACATCTTTTCAGCAGTTTCTAAAACTTTTTCAAGTCCTGGAAACTCTGGCATCTGCACTGTGTTAACAATTTGACCAGTCTTCTCATCACGAGTAGCAGTCAATTCCCATCCTTGGAATTTAGCATGGAAGTCATCTTGTACTAGGCTTTTAGCCATGCCCAAGATGTCTGTGCGGATTTCATATCCGTTCTTATTAAATTTAACTTCCGGTAGCTTTGGTGTTTCAAAATTTGACATATAATTCTCCTTGTGTGTAATGTCTGTGTATAAACAGCAACTAATTTTGCTGTCTAAGTATTTATTATATAGTAATGTCACTTGAAGAGCAAAG